GGCAAAGCTGTACTTCTTAGAGTGGTGCGCCAGCTTAGCGGCGTCGCTGACATCGGCGCAGTTGTTGATCGGGTACGACCCATCCGGCATCGAGTACTTGGGATCGGTAGCCCGTGCCTCGGGATCGTAGTTACTGGCCTGATCCATTATCCTGTTCTCCATTACCGCCGCTGTCCTCGTCTTGATTAGAACCGCCGCCGTCTGAATCTTCAGACGAGGCGGCCGGTGGTCCACCGATCATCAGCGGCGGGGGCTTAGGCGCCAGCGTGGCCTTGATCGACGCCGTGGCAGCGTCCTCGGCCTTGTCGTACGTCATCGCTTGCAGTTGGACCGAGATTAGCTGGGAGTGTTCGAGTACCGACCAGTCGTCGGTCTCGATCGCCAGCGTCACAGACTCCGGCGTGTAGCCCGAGTTGATCAGGGTCAACATCGTTGTGGCGTCAGCGGCGCGAACCTGAGCGGCGTCCAGCAGGTCGGCCTGCAGGAAGGCAACGTCTCGGTCGTCGTACCAGAGCCGCTTTCCCGGTGGGGCCGGGACAAGAACTGACAACGAGTTGGCGGCAGCGCGCCACAACGGCCGGATCGTAGCGTCTGCCAATCGCCGGCGGGTCGCAGTATAGGTGTTGGCGTTGAGTGCGCTCCCCTTCATACCACCAGCCACGCCGACGATCGGCGCCGGCACCCCTGCCGCGGCGCAGATCCTCATCTCGCCCTGCTCGAGGATGTTCGCCAGGTCGAGCTCCTGGAGGTTGGATCCGATCGTTTTGACGTCGACGCCCGATCCGACGTACAGCGTCTTGAATCCGGCCTGAGCACCGCTGTGCCGGTCGTCCAGCCGGTTCTTAAACGCCAGGAAGGCGTCCTCGCCGATCGGGTCGGTGAACGAGACAACCAGGTTGGGCGTTGCGGCATTAGTCAGGAAGGCGTTCTTATAGTCTGTCAGGGCCAAGTCGGACATAACGTCCGGCAACAGCGAGTGCAGCCACGACATGCCGCGGTAGGGGTGTTCGGGATCGGGCAGCGGACGGTAGTGGACGACCTCGTCCGGCCCGAACGTGGACACCGTGTCCTGCTTCCGGTCATAGACGGCGTAGCCGACGAGGAACTGGCCGTAAGCCTTGTCGGTGAGGTTGTCGCTGACGTCGCCGGTTAGGATCTTGACGCGGGCGGGCTCGAGACGGGTCAATGTGTTAGGCTGCTCAGTCGACGTCACCCAGTACGAATTGCCGTACATCTGCCCGTCCATCTCCATCCGGGCGAGCAGATCGCCGGTCGACGCCTCGGGCCACGGTTCGCGGAGAAGTTGGAGTCGTGGTGAGTCGCTGAGCTCGCCGGGCCGACCGGCCGCATAAGTCTGGAAGGCGAAAGTGACCTCGGAGAAGATCTGGATGCGGATAGTCATGCACGCCATGACGATCGGGTCGCGGATCGACTCGCGGGCTATGATCTCGCCGACCTGCCCCGACGGGATCATGTACTCGACGCCGTTGAAACCGAATCGCTCCCAGAGGCGCAGATAGTCGGGGAACGACAGGCCCGTACCCGACCGGGCTTCGGCCTGCTCCCAGAGCTTGCGGATCTCTGAGCTGTTGCGCGGGGGCATGATCAGACCAGGCGCGACACCTTGACGGCTCCGGATCAGTCGGGCGAGGCCCACGTCAGTAGTTGGCCTGTTCGTCGGACACGCCGAAGGCGATCAGGCCAACGGCGAACGCAACAACGCCCGCGGGCGGGGTCGCCAGGAGGGCGAGGCCGGTCGAAAGGATGACCAGACCGGCTATCTGTAATATGACGGGACGCCTACCGCGAAACTGCTTCATGTACTCACCCACACGGTGTTCGGCCGGGTTGCGCGATCGTGGGCCAGCGTGGCGGCGATCAGCGTCGTTATGTCGGTCTCGGTCTTGTCGCGCGCCCAGCGCCAGTTGTCGCCCGCGGGCTTGCTCGTCGCCGCCAGCACGGCGGCCGTCAGCGCCGGGTGGCGCAGAACGTGAACCTTCTTGTCGGCTACGGCGCGGAAAAATCGGGCGCACGCGTCAGCGAACTGAGCGTCGTCATACTCGTACACCTTGACCGTGCGCCGGATCTCGTCGGCGTACTGGCGAGCGGGTCCGCGACCTTGCAGCACAACGAAGCCGCTGTACTTTACGGCGAGTTGCGTCACGCGGGCGACCAATTCACCAGTCGGCAGACCGGCCTCGACCACCTCGATATTCCCCTTGCCGTCGGCGGCAACGATCGCGGCATGGTGGTGATAGGGGTCGCAGTCGATCCCGAACGTACAGCCCTCGCGGTTGACCCCGGCGCTACTCGCAGACGGCATTCCACAACGCCTCCGAGATCAGGCTCTGCTTCGCGGTTGTCCACTGGTTCAAGTACTCGCGTCGGAAGGTTCCCTCCTCGCGCACCTGAAACTCGGCGCGGATCTTGGCGGGATCGACCGTGATCCCGTACGCAGGCATGCAGCCCTCCCATGTGGTCTCGGCGTCGATCGGCGCACCGTCAGGCGCGCTCCACTCGAAATAGGCGATCCCTGATCGCACGCCGTTCGTAACGGCGTCTCGGCCGGCGGCAACCTTCCCGGACAGGTAGACCGAGGTCTCGAAGCCGGCAGTCGAGGCGATGAGCAACTGGGAGTTCGCCCGAGTGATCATCGTTGGCGCCAGCCCGGCCTCGCGCATGTCATCGACATCGTCCTGGGCTTCGTCCACGATCCCAAGGTCGATCGTCTGGCCGCGGCCGCCTCCGGAGTGGCCGGGATAGACGATACCGATTCGTGAGCCGTTGCCGAAGGTGATGGCCTCGGAGCCGGCGGCGCTGAATACGTGGACGCCGAACGCCTTACTCAACGGCGAGGCCCTCAGAAGTACCGCCTGGTCGACGATCAGCTTGGCCCGAGCGTCCTTGCCCGTCTGGGCGGTGTATGCGATCCGCTGAGGACCGCCCCAGTTGATCGCCCGATCAACCTCCTGCGCCAGGAGCCAGGATGTCTTCCCAGATTGCCTCGGGGTAAGGACCACCACCTGCTGGTAGGATAGCCGGATCTCCCCCGCGGCCGACTGCGTATATTCCCCGGCCACGTCTGCTACCATCCGCTGCCACGGCATCAACTCCTGCCCCCGCGGCAGGAATAGCTTTGCGACGGCGGCGACTCGCGGGCCGAACGTCTGGCGTTCCGGGCTTCGCGGGGTCGCCCAGCGCGGCGGACAAGATCCCGCGGACCTCGTCGGCGACGGACGTGGCTCCTTCATCAATCCCCTTCCGTAGCATGGCCTCGAGCTCGCGGAGTTCTCGCCACATCTGGCTGTTTCCGGCGCTCCGCCCGTCAACGGCGGCGGCTAGCGCCAGGAACGACGCCACGCGGGCGGAGTCTACAACTCCGAGGTGACCGGCCAAGCGGAGCTCGGCGACGGTGACACGGGCAGCGGCGAGGACGGGACCGTCAGCCGGGCTCGGCGAGTTGGTGGACATCGCCCGCCTCCCTTGCCTGGACGATAGTTAGACCCTTGCGCTTGCCCAGGAGGCGGTTTGGACCGCCAGCGACGAACGGGCAGAGGCGACAGTGGTAGGACCAGTGGTCGTGCTTGTTGGCGACGAGGAAGCCGGGCGTTTTGATCTCGCTCACGCGCGGCCCCCCTATTTTTCTCTTGGCCCAAAACTTTGGGTTTGGTCGGTTTCGAGATCTGGTAGAATAAAAAGCGATGGGAAGACCCCGGGCGACCCGGCAACCCGGCTGGACGTACCACGGCACCTATGGGGGCTATACGAACCATGGCTGTCGGTGTGACGCGTGCCGGGAGGCGCAGCGGGCTTATTGGATCCCACGCAACCGCGCCAAGGGCATGCTGCCCCAGGCGACCTTCTGGCGCGGCAAGCCCCATTTGGATGCGCCCGCCCGACGGGCGGCGCAACGGCGGAGCGAGCACGCCCGCAGAGAGCGCGTTGCCGGGGTATACCGTGAGCCTTATAACCGCTGGGACATCATGGAACGCGACGAATGGCGGTGTCAGATGCCCATCTGCCTCTACCCTGGCGAGATCCTGTCGCTTGTCTCCAGGGCCCCGCTCTCAGCCACCTCACCAACGCTCGACCACATCGTTCCGATCTCGAAGGGCGGTCCCGACGTGGCTGATAATGTTCGCGCGGCTCATCTCGGCTGCAATTCGTCAGGGAGGACCAAACAATGATACCCGGAAGGCCGAATAAAGACG